AACTTTCTTATTATGTAACTTATTGAACGTTCCTGTTCTTTTGCGACCTGCGTAAGTTTCTTTTTTTGGTCTTCGGTTACTATTATTGATAGTTTTGTTTGTTTCATTTTTATCCTCCTAAATTATCCAAATTTATAATATTAGTTATTGTTATTGAAGAAACGAATAAATAACCGTGTTCTTTTTGGTGTTTTTTCAATATTTCTTTTATGTTTTTAATATTAATAAATTGTGTTTCAATCTCTAAATTAAATTCGTCGCTTAATCCTCTACAACCTTCAACAGAATGTTTATATACTATTAATAGTTTCATTATTTTCTCCAAAACATAAAATTATTTTTACTTAATTGTTTTTTAATTATTTCATAAGCTATTGACTGAATCCATATATTATTATTTCCAGTATGTATTTTCATTTTTCCTCCTTTTTTTATAAAGTATCTAATGCGGTGCCAAAACTTACAATAAAACCAAATATAAAACATACTAGATATATACAAGCAACATCTTCAAGACTAGCTCCATAACAAGAAGCTGTATATTGTATCATAGTGAAGATTCCACCTAATAAACCAAATAAGAAAACTATCATAAAAATTATCCCTATATAATCAGTTTTATTTCGTTCCTTATCTATCTCATTTTTATCAATTCTCATACCTTCTCTTTGCTTTTTAAACAATATTTCTTCTGCCATTTCTCTAACTGGTTTAATAGGTTGTTCCACCTTGTGCACGCAGTTTTTGTTATTACTAACACAAATAAAACCGTTTTTGCATTGTTTGCAAACTTCATTGAAACACATCATTTAATTGACCTCCGTTTTTTCAATAAAAACTTTATAAAATCATAAAAATTAAATATTATTCCGTAAAATAACTTTGCAAATCCAATAAACATTATAGATATTAAAAAAAATCCAACCATACTTCCTAATAAATTTTCAAAAACTGCCCTTCCTAATAAGATATTTATAATTATAGATAAAAAACCTGTACTTATAAACAATTCAACTTCTTCTTTGCACGTCTTCTTAAATCTTTCAAATTCTTTGAATTTTATAACTTCTTTCATTTAATTCTCCTTTTTAATATACCTAACTTTATCATATAAAATAATATATGTCAATATAAAATAATATATAATAGATTAGGAATAAAAAAAAGACTTACCTTGTTCTCCCTTATGGATAACCATCGAAGAACCTTCTAAGTAAGTCTTTTAGCAATATCAATTTCATTTTTTATCTACTAATAAATCATATCATACGCCTTTTTTTTTTTCAATCTGTTCGATAGTCAGTGGTCGGTTTTCATCATTTACAAAGTCTCTTAAATTAAACTTACCTGACCTGAACATTTTAGCTCTTGTTATTCCAAGTATTTCATTTTGAATTTCTTTGCTTTGGTCTCTAAGCCATCCTGCGTAAGTTGTTGACCTCGGTACCTGTCCAGTCATACTTGCTCTAGTACCAGTGTCCTCTATTTTATTTTTAAGTTTAACACCTGTTATTTCTTCAAATGATTTTAAAACAGGTATCTGTGTTGACCTACAACCGAAATGAGCTGTAGCTCCCGGATATTCTTGGCTATGACCTATCGGGTTAAATTCCATATCCCACTGTAAACCGTCTAATGCCTGACAAATAGGTGTAGTTCTATTGTCTAAAGTTGCCGACCATTGAACACCTTTTATAACGTCGGTGTTTTCTTGGTAACTTTCCATTCTAGCCTCATTAGCAACGTTTTGAATAGAAGTTCTGACAAGGTTTTTAGCTTGTGTATATGTACTATTCATTATACCATCTGTAAATCCTAACTCTCTGGTTCCTCTCAGTCTTCTTACCATATCGCTTATTGAATCATTAGCTAATATTCCAGATTGCATTGCGTCACGGTATTTAACTTTAAAACTACTCTTTTGACCTGACCACCACTGGCCCACATTAGCCTTTTTATTCTGTTCGCCGAATAAAGTTTCAGTCGCAACAATTCGGGCTGTTCTAGCGTCTATTTTAGCAGCGAATTCAAAGCCTAATATTTTATTAAGTTCTGATTGAACTACTTTACTTTCCATTAGTGCTAATTTAGTAAGTTCGTTCTTTTCCTGTGCAGTTATTCCGTTGTAATATTCGTTTATGATCTCATTAGATTGCTTAAATAGTGCTACCTGCCGTTTTTCTCTGGTTGTCATTCTAACTGCACCGGTTACGTCAATCTTTCGAATAATCTCAGCTAAATCAGTTTCCATCTTCTGCAATACTTTAACAACTTCACGCTGTTCTTTCTTTTCTAAACGCAATATAAAACTAAGCTGTGTATTTATCCAGTCTTGGGCTTGTTGGTTAGCTGTAGCCATTTCACACCTCTTCTAAGATTTTATCTAATTTTATCCTATCTTTTATATTCCTAAAGCTTTTATAAGCAAATTCCCTATTGATTTATGACACATATATGTCCTATGTTGCGATTCATTAAAAATATTAAATCTATAAATTTGATTATAAAATCGCTTTCTTTTTTTAGATTTGCATTTTGCAAGTTTATATTCACAATATTTATTTAATAATGACATCAATCTAAATTTATCTTTATCTTTTGCTTTTGTTATTCTTCTCATATAACTTAATACTTTTAAGTTTTTTTCCATTTTATAAGTCATTTTAAACCTCCTCGTTCATATTAGGATTAGCAGGCGCCATATTATCCAAATTGTCTTGATACTCTTCATATGTTTCAGTATCTTTTATAAGTTCCATTTTCTTTAAATTATTAAAGTATGTTTCCTGAGTTATTTTACCGCTCATTAATGAAGCAAGTAAAGCCTGCAAAACTTGTGCGTCAGCTTCAACTATATCAAAGTTTTTATTTATTTCAATCCAACGTGTATTTTTATCATATGGTACACCTTCCCAGTCGAATATTAATTCAACAACTTTATTTATACCTGTTTCTATTGAGCTTGCTATAGTTCTTAGTGATACTGTTTTACCTGTTTGCTGATAACTTGCTGCGGTTGCTGTCTGTTCACCTTTTATATCCACACCAAGGCTATTAAGTACCTGACTTGCTATAAGTTCTTTATTGTTGTTTAAATTAACTACTAAAGCTGATGGAACAGCCGGGGAGAATTCAAGCATGCCGAATTTAGCAGCTGGGTCTTGTGCTGTTAACATAACATTCGGGCCGACCTCTGTAAATCCGCCAATATCATCTTTGGTAACACCTGTAGCCCATCTAGTTGCCATAGCTGAATAATGTAAGAAATATTTATAGTTAGCACTGTCGGAATAATCAATGTTTACTAATTCAGATAAGTATTTTAACCTTGGTTTGATTATATTAGGTGTATTATCTAAGCCGTTAAAGAACACAAAAGGAATTGACTCAAAAGGAACACCAGATTTCAAAGGTATGCCTTGTTCAGTCAACATGAACTCTTTGTTTTTTTTGTCTTCTCTGTAGACCTCGTTGTAATATACGTTATCTCTGATTATTAAAAGCCTATATTGAACGCATTGTTCTTCTTCTAGATTATCGCCTTCAATCTGTTTTGTGTATGTTTCTTTTAATGTAACAAATCTTAATTTACCATCAGCAAATAAACCAAAATTAGTTATTGATAACGCAGGATAAAATGTTGCTATTGCTTGGCGACCTAGTCGTTTAGCGTCTGCAACTGATAGATTATCTAATTGGCTTTCATCATCAAGCCTTGAATAATCTACTAGAACACCACAAAATTGAGTCGCGTTTACTTCTTCTGTTACTTTATTTATGAACTCTTTCATAGATGTACCTTTTTTATCTATGTTTTCGTCTATATATTCTAAAGGAGACATATCAGGTATTACAGGTTCTTTTCTTAATATCATACCTGTGTTTGTTTCAACTGCTACGTCGACCGCTGGACTTATTACAGCTCTCTTTTTGTAAGAATTGTAAAAATCTTCACTTGTTGTCATCAAACCCGGTAATTTATCTAGGTAAGTAGTTCCTTTGTCTTTAACTACCTTCATATCTCTAAAGTCGTGTATCTGTTGCCAAGCTGACATATTTTTTTGTATCTGTTTTCCTATCACTGTTACATCGGTACTCATTTCAACTCCTATCAACTTTCAGCCTTGCCGATAGTTAAGTATTTATTTTATTTTATTTATAAAACCCCGTGATTTTTGAGACTTTATAAGTATTACTTATTACATAGAGACAACTGTGCTTGTTGTTTGTCTGTCAATCAATTTAAGTCCTACGCTTAGATATCTAAATGCGTCAGCAGTGTGAGAACTCCAGTCGTGTACTGGTTTTGCCTTAAATACAAGCTTCTTTTCGTCGTATTCTTTTCTATAACTTTTCAAACAATTTAAGCCTTCTTTTGTTAGCTTCTTGTCAAAGTAACTTTTAATCAATGTACGCCTTGCGCTTTCTATTCCGTCTTGCACACCTATATTAGGACATACAAGGAAGTTTAAACCGTGTTTTCTAGCTACATCTATTCTTGCTTGACCTGTACTAAACTCCCTAACCTTTATATCATGTGGTGCTATATGCGAACCGTATTTATAAGGTTTAGTCCATAAATAATCAATGTAATGCGGTAATCCTTCACCAGAGTTTTCATAATGATCTATTATTCTGACCTCGCCATTAAACAATTGAAAGAACCATATAGAAGTACTATCTGATACCCCTAAATCCCACGCAGTATGTACTTTTAAGTTCTCATCATATATATTTTCAAGTATCCTGTTATTTTCTTCGAGAAATTTAATTTGTCTAGCGTAATAAGCTCCGTTAATCGAAGCTTCAAAACTACAGTAAAACTCTTGTAAAACCATATCTTCAGACATTCCGCTATCTCTTTCTTCTTGAATTATATCTGGTGTTATTACCGGCGTTCCGTCGGGTTTCTTGGTATCGTCTGCGGTTAATATACTACAGAACCATTTATCGTTATCCTTTGCCATTTCGTATAAGTCATAAGCATGATTTTTACCTCTAGGCGTGAAGTTAAATATCGCCCAGCCGCCATTTTCAGCTAATATAGGACGTATAAAAGCCCAAGCCTTAGGATTCTGCAAACTATATTCAGAAAAAACACATCCAACCGGATTCGTACCTACAACGCTATCTATTTTATCAGTTCCCACAACCTGAATAAATGATCCGTTAACAAGCTCTATTAACATTTCTGTTTCATTCTTAGTTTTAATCAATTGCTTAGGTATATAGTCTAGGAATCTGCGACCTTCTTTGGTCATTCCTTTCCATAATATCTTTTTACCTTGTGCGTACGTTGGGAATAAATAATAATAAGTTCCTACACGTCTTATAGCGCCCTTTAAAAGCACGTTTAACAATGTAAGGTCTTTACCTGCCCTTCTATGCCAACAAATAAGCCCACGCTTTATTCCTTCGTCGAATGCTTCAAACAAAGGCAGCTGGTATTCTCTAGGCTCGTACTTGTAAGGTATTTGTATTCTCATTTAGTATATTTTATTTCCTCTATTGTTAAGTTGCCAGCGTGTTCTATCTTGCTTGTATCTGTCCAACCATAATTACAAGATAAATCAAATTTAGCACCTTTCATCATATCTTTATTGTATAACGCTTCGACCTTGAAAGTCTCTATTCTTTTCTTCGTGTGCATAATAGTTTCGAAAAACTCAGGTTTGTTTCCATAATTCGTAAGCGTTTCACTATCACACTTTAAATGCAAACAAAGCCCTTGAATAGTAAGAGGCCGGCAATTTTCATAAAAATATTCTCCTGTTTCTGGGTCTTGTAAAAATTCACCTGTTTTCTTATTGTATACTTTTTTATAACAACTTCTAAAGTATTCATCTATTTTCTTTTGTAGTTCTTCGGGAGATTTAAACTTTAACGGTCTTCCCCCTTTATTCTTTTCAGTTATATATTTGGTGACCTCGGAATTTGCTGTTTTTTTATCCATTTATTCCTCCATTATAACATGAGTTTTATATTGTTCAATAATATCTTTTATAAGTTGCTCGTTATTCAGTAATAAATCTAAAAATCCCTTAGAAATGGAATCTACAAAGTTTTCGTTTTTCCACTCTTTCAAGCATCTATCTTTTAATATAGCGTATGTTAACTCGTTCATAACTGTTTCGATTTTGCGCATTGGAGATAATTCAGTATTAGCTATATTTATATAATGACTGTCTAAGTTGCATTCCCCTAATACATCATTATTTTCTGAAATTTCTTTTCTTTTTCTAAAATACATTTTATATATTTGATTTCCTATTTTAACCTTTCTTATAACCTTTTTAGTTTCTTCTGTCATTTATCCCCCTTTTTTGACCTGCCGAATTCACTAACAAACCACAAAATTTTATGTATTGCCTTTTCTATATTTTTAAACAACGAATCATTTTTAATATCTATTTTAAGTTGTTCTAATGCTTTTCTTGAATCGCTAATCCAACAGCCTTTTTCTATTAAATATAAATTAAAAAAGTATTCCCTTTCTTCATATGTCATATTATCATAATTACCCATTATGTGACCTACCAATTTTATATAAAAGCCTTTCCATTAACTACAAAGCCGGGCGCTGATGTTTTAGGTTTCAACTTTGATCCACATTTCTCGCAATCTTCTTTCACTTCATCAACACTTGATTCATCATCATAAAACACTGTTTGCTCATTATTGCAGTTTTCACATTTAAACTCTCTTATTGCCATTTCATCACCTCTCTATTTTCATTTTAGCTTTATTAGTTGTTTTTGTCAATTATTGGCTACATCACTTAGAAATCTTCATTAATATATTTAATTA